GTTGTCGGCAGCGTTGACGCTGCGGGCAACGTAACTGCTGCCAAGAATCGGCGTCTTCATTAGTAATTACCCGCATAGATGTTGAAGCGCTGGCGGTTGGCCACCAAAGCGTAAGGCAATGCCATCACGTCATCTGGGTTGTTGATGCGTTTCAAGTCACGCTTAGAAGTCATGGCAATGCGCTGCACTTGGGGGCTTGGCTCAACGCCAAACTCAGGGGCAAACTCCATGGCCAAGTTGTAGGTAAACGCGCGCAGATAGCCTGGCGGGAAGTTCATCTGCGTGTCAAGCGTTGCAGGGCGTGTCAACTCTTGAACAGAAACAAAGTGCCACTCCAAAACTTGTGTGGGCTTGGGGTAAACAGTCAAAGTGATGTCAGGGTAGCCCATGTTGACCCAGCAAACTTGCGGGTATGTGGACGTGACGTTCTTGACTGCAATACCGTTGTACTGCTGTTGATTGATAAACTTGATGCCGTATGACACGCCGCTTGGCGCTTTGAAGTATGTGGCGTCGTCCATCAAAATAGGGCGCAGGCCAATAAAGTCGCCAGTCGGGCCAAGAGTGCGGCTAATCTCGCCGGCTGGCCAGTTAAATACTTGGTCTTGCGTCACAAACACCGACAAACGCTCGGTGTTCCATGACTCGATCATCTGGTTCATCGCCATCAAGGCGTCGTTGGACATGGATGCGGAAGGCGTCTCGCCTTCGGCCAGTATACCTAGCAGTCGCAATGCTCGGTTGATTTGCTCGCCAGCGGTATACGTTGCCATGTTCAGACTCCTTCGATTATTTCCTCTACCGGCTTAGACCGGCGGCGCTTGATCTCCAACGTGTTGACCACGGGAGGCGTGTCTGGATTGTAGCGCGTCCAGCCATTTTTTTCATCTGCTTCGGCCTCAAGTTCCATGGTGGCAACTTTAGCACCGTGAACAGGGTGTACGAGTGTGATGTTCATAATAGAAAGGGGGTGTTTAGCCCCCTTTGGTTTAAGTTGCGCCGTGAATAATCGCAAAGTTGATGATGACAGCTTCAGAGTATGAAGTTGCCGCAGTCAAATTTCGCAACGTAATTAACGCAGAGCCAGCAGCCAAATAAGACACATAAGTGGTGTAAGCCCCCGCAGCGCTACCAGTGGTATTGCTAGAGACGTTCACAATAATTGTGTCATTGATGGAAATTGTGCTATTGGTCAAGATGAACGACACTGCGGCGCCAGCGGCCAAAGCTGCGTCGTGCATCGTAATACGGCCAGCAGACTTATTTAAAGTCACGCCGGTCGCTTTACTTGTCAATTGCGTCACAGTGCCTTGAGCGCCAGTAGCGTAGCCAATTTCTTGGCTTGCATAACAGGTGGTAAATTCGGGATCGCTATACGCGACACCAGATGCTTGAGTATTTGAAGGCATGATTTTTCCTTTAAAACGGGGCCGAAGCCCCATTTAGGTTTAGGCCAAGCGATACAACTGCCATGTGCCATCGCCGGTTTTACGGGCGCGGAACTGAGCAGAAGATGCTTGTTGTATAACCATTACGCCACCACCAGTGATTGTCCAGCCAGTAGCTGTAGTCATGGTGATGTCGTAGTCAGAAGACGCCAAGTTCACAACAGTAAAGTCAAACGAGCTGTTGTTCTTGGCGCTAGACACAGTTGCTTCCACCAATGCCACGGCGGGCAAAGTGTAAGCGGCTGCGGCTGTAGGAGTAGCCAAGATCAAGCCATTTGTGATTTGAGCAACTGTTAGGGTTGCTGTGTCAGTCGCAGTAGCAGGCGCGGCCTGCACGTTGATCTGAACTTCGGAGAGATTGCCGTCACCAAGTTGGTAACCGCCGGCGCCGTTAGGTAATGCCATGATAATTTCCTTTAAAAGATGTTACGAATCAACCCCAGAGGCGGCAAGCCATCTGTGGACGAATGGCGCTGTAGCCATACAAAACGTCGATACGGCAAGGCATACGATCGTTGTTGATGTCGTACTGGCGAACCACACGCAAAGAAATGCCGTTATGGACAGCGCGAGCAGCCATGTCAACACCTTGGGGCAACAACAAGTCAGCGGTCGCAAATGTGATCGCATCTTTGTGGTAAACCAAGTTTTGAGCGTATTGGCTAGAAGCTGCGCCAACGAACACGATGGCTTTGCTGTTACCAGGCAATGCGTCCACAGTCGCCAAGGCGTTGTTTGCAGAGTACATAGGAGCCACGGTCACAGTGATTGCAGTGCTAACAGCAGTAGCGTCAGCGGCGGCAACGAACTGGAACAAAGAACCAGTTGACTCGCGTGTCTGCGGGTTCACAGCGTAGCAATCAGCAACAGTGAACACGTCACCTTGCTTAACTGTCACGCCAGAGCCAACGGTCATCGCAATGCTGGTTGCGCCTTCAGCAGTCACAGCAGCGGATGTAGTACCGCCAGTGGCAGCGCGTGATCCAGTTGTGAATTGCTTGATTGACTGAGACATGTTGATCTCGTCATAGCCCAACACGCCAGTGCCCATCATGCCGTTCTTAAACTGCTTGCTGATGGTGTCTGTAGGATTGAACAAGCCCTTCATGCCTTCAACCAAACCAGCGTTAGCGGCAGGGTTGACAGTGGCGTAACGGGGGTTCATCACAGCAGCGTTTTCGTTCAGCTTCTGCTGGGCCTGCAAGAGAACCAAAGAAGTAGAAGGCGTAGTGCCAGGAGTACCAACGGAGTTACCGATGTACTTGTACGCATTGGCCACGTCTGCATCAATAGAAGATGCCAACTGGCTGATACGAGGTTTCAGAACACGCTCTGCGAAGTCATCCAATTGCATGGTCAATTCAGCAGATGTGAAGTTGACACCGATGTGCTTTTGGTTGGCCACAGTCAAAGTGGTGAACTGCTCGTTGTCGTCTTGAACTTGCAAGGCGGCGCCGTCAGTTACCAGAGCGCGGTCAGGTAAACGGATACGCAGTGTGGAGCCAATTTTGGCGCCTTCAACAGCGAAAGAATCGTCGTATTGACGGTTCACGTTGCGGGTGATCACAAGGTTGTTCTCGAGAATTTCGAGCGCTTTTCTTGTGATCATGTCGATCGTCAGAATGCTATTAGACATGTTAAATCCTTAAAAAAAGTTAGCGGATACGCTGTTGGGCTTCCCACTTTTTCATCTGTCTGGCACGTTCGGCTTCAATCCACTGCGAATCGGTCATGGTCTTGGTAGACCGTGGATCCGTAGTGTCATACGCCGACACTCCTGCGGAGCGTGCTGTGACGGGTGAAATCGGCGGGGGAGCCGACGTTGTTTTCTTTACGGGAGGGTTAGAGTCCAATTTGGCCTCAATTTTCCCGATCTCTTTTGCCTGCAAAATTGGCGATAAACGAGCGATTCGTTCCGCTTCTTTGATGTTGGTTCCAAGGTAGTAAGCTACATCGGGGCCAATTTCAGAGTTCTGGATCGACTCGGCCATCACGTTGGTAATTGGCACTTTGGGGTTGTAGGCGACTTGTTCAAAGTCGTCGTACTTGTCCCGCGCTGCTTCTTCACGGTCGTGATACTGCTCTAAGACTTCGGCTTGTTGCTTGGCCGCTTCGCGTCTGGCGATCAGTTCTTCTGCCTTTTGCAAGGTCAGTGCGTCGGGGGTATCCTCCGCATACTGCTCGATCGGCGCTGGCTGCGTTTGCTTGGTTGCCTGATCTCTTTCCCATTTGCGCTGTTCTCTTGCGAGGCGCTTGCCGATCATCGCGTCGATTTCTGCTTGCGTATAAGTTTTTTCCGCAGCTTGCTCGGGTTGATTCTCAGCGACTTCCGGCGCGATTTCTGCAACTTCAGGAGTGGCCGTCACTTCCGTCGTCGGCGCGGAGTCTACTTCCGCTAGGGCTTGGACTTCTTCAGTCATGTGTTTGAATCCTGAGATTCCCTGGTGAACCGCACCAGTACGGTTTAAATTGTATCTGCTCCATTGTCAGATGCAACAATTATTTGTATCTCTTCAACAACAGGCTCTGGCCTGACGTCAACACGGACAGTGTATACCACGCCGTCCTCTAAATATGGCTCACAGCCAACAAGCATTTGTGTAGCATTGTCATGGGCCTTGCTGGTGGTGATCTTGTAGCAGTCGTGGTCTGCGTAGAATTCTTCGTTAAACCCAGCAGCAGAAAACGACGTCTGGGGGAACATGTTCCAGTAGTCGTCGATCACAATCTGGCCGTCAATCAATTTTGCTATTTTCATGTGTCACCTCAATTGTTAGGAAATGCCGCTGTCGGTGGCGTGAAAGTCGTTGTGTACCGAGCCACACCTTTGGTGATTCGTAGATCGTCTATGTAGCCGTTGTAGTAATCTAAACCGCCAAAATACCTGCCAATGTTTACTTGGTCGCTTGTTAAGTCGCTTGACAACGTAGCTGTTCCAACAGACGTTCCATTTATGTAGAGCGCAATAGTGCTACCAGACCTAACAATTGCAACGTGATACCAAGTGTTTAAAGATGCGGTTGGCGCTGTAATAATGTACGCGCCTGTAATTGCATTAAAAACTTGCAATGCAGAAGCGGTATAAATTAAAGCAATTCCGTTACTATTTCCTGATTTTCGCCAATCAAGTATTTCATTAAAAGTGCTTGTTGATGAAATAATATATACCCATAACTCAACAGTAAAATTGCCAGAACCTAAAACCAAATTAGGGCTTGCAACTGGAAGCAAGGCATCTCCACTACCATCAAAATACATCGAGCCAGTACCATACTTCTTAACGCTTGTAGAAATCTGTGCATTGCCCACAGTTTCTAAGTTGTTCATCATGGCGTTATCTAAGATGCCTGCGTTAGTGTAGTTAAGAAGCAATGATGTGTTTGTGATTGCTGTCAGGGGTGCTGTAGGTGGTGTAAACGCTGATGTGTATTGAGCAGTTCCTTTTAGAACCCTCAAATCATTCATGTACCCATTCCAGTACGCAGTAGTACCCGTTACATCTGCACCAATAACTTGACTACCGCTTGATCTATCCAAATTAGTTGTAACTGTTGCTGAATAGCCTTGAACACCATTTACAAAAATCTTTAGTGTTCCTGATGAACGAGTTACTGCCACATGATTCCAAGCATTTATAAGTATTGCCGTGGTAGATGTGTAGCTAGTACCAGTGTAAAAATATGGAAAGTTTGACGCATCAACATAGAACGCCCAAGGCGATGCACTATTACTTGCCCTACCATCAATAATTGAGGCATTAGATGCACTTGTTTTGTAAACCCATGCTTCAATAGTGAAGTCACCTGTTCCAAAAGACAATGCGGCATTGTTAGGAAAAGTCAGGTAATCCCCACTACCATCAAAGTACCCAGAGCCACCAATCACGCTTGTGGAGTAGGCAGTTGTAGGGCTAAATGGGCTGAAGCGTTGGACGCTTGGTGAGTTGTATGGCGTAATTGTTAAATTATTTGTGCTGTTGTCAATCCAACGATTGCTCTGAAACGCAAGGAATGTGCAGTTTGTTATTGCAGTCAAAGGTGTTGTCGGCACAGTCATTGTTGAGCCTGTGTATAACGCAGACTTGGTAAAGCGCAGATTGCTTATGTATCCATTGACGTTAATACCACCATTGCCACGACCTAATTCTGGAGTAGTGCCACACGCCACACCACCACCCGCATAAGTGTATAAAAGAACTCCATCTACATAAAATCGTGTATTTGTGCCATCGTATGAGATTGCTATGTAATGCCAAGCACTCCATGAATAAGCCGATGAAAGATAAAGCGAACCCGTACCAGACTTATCAAGTTGGTAGCCACCTGCGGCTTGTCTGTAAACAGTTAAGTACCCAGAAGTATTTACATAAAAAGGTGCTTGGGCGGCTCCGTTGGAAACTAAAAAGTCATACCATTCCAAAGTAAATGCCGCATTTTGGTCAAACGCAGTGCTGTTTGGTGCAAGTGCGTATGTGGTACTTCCATTTCCAGAATAACTCCAATTAGACCCATAAGGCGTGAATGTGCCTTGGGTTGTATTGCCATTACGGGTAATGGTGAAGTTGTTTGTGGATGAGTCTAGGAATGTGTTGTTCTGTGCGCCATTAGTCCCATCGCCATGTAGAAGCATGGTGACATACTGGAAATACGGATCGAGGACTGAAAAAGCCCTCTGAGCCGCTGCACGAAGCATGTGATGAAGCATTAAGCAACTCCAACGTAAGCAGCGTAAACAGTGCTGCCAACTTTCCAAAACTCAATGATGGTGTAGCCCGATGTGGCCAGCGTTGGAGCCGAGCCAGTAGCCGTAGCACCCACCCATGTAGGGTTCACAGTCGACCAAGTGATCGCATAGGCCGAGCCGTCGTCAATCATCAAAGTCACAGACTGACCAGCCGTAAAGTTGGTCGCCGCTGGTGTGCGATTAGCGCCCAAAGTGATGGTCTGAATACCGCCGTTGGCTGGGTTGATCTCAAAAGCCGCACCGTCAGTGATTGTAAAAACAGTCTCTTTTGTGCCGGTAATGGTCTTATTTGTAAATGTCTCAGTGCCGGCCAGTGTGGCCAATGTGCCAGTTGTCGGAAAAGTGACGTTGGTTGTGCCAGTCAGTGTTCTGGTGTACGCAAAGTTGCCAGACGATGTGACTGTAGCCGCTGCGTTGTTGGCCACGCCCGTGCCGCCAGAAGCAGGCGACAAGGTGGCAGACAAGCCAGCCGCAGTGCCAGACGTGTTCTGATTGAATGTAGGCCAAGTAAACGTGCCAGTGCTGAAGTTACCCGATGTTGGTGTGCCAAGCAAAGGTGTCACCAAAGTAGGTGAAGTTGCAAACACAGCCGAGCCAGTGCCAGTTTCGTCAGTCAGTGCTGTGGCCAATTGAGCCGATGTAAACGATCCCAATGATGTGGCATTGCCCGTTGAAGTAACCGCGCCCGTCAAGTTGGCGTTGGTTGTGACGTTGCCAGCCGTCAAGCCAGCAGCAGTGCCCGTGATGTTTGTGCCAATCAATGCGCTTGGTGTGCCAAGTGCAGGGGTGACAAGTGTTGGACTGGTCGACAATACGGTTGAGCCAGTGCCTGTGCTGGTCGTCACGCCCGTGCCGCCATTGGCAACGGGCAATGTGCCGGTTACGCCTGAACCCAATGGCAAACCCGTTGCATTGGTCAATGTGACCGATGTTGGTGTTCCCAAGAGGGGTGTGACAAGTGTTGGGCTGGTTGACAACACGGTGTTGCCCGTGCCAGTGCTTGTGGTTACACCTGTGCCGCCGTAAGCCACAGCCAAAGTGCCTGCCAAAGTGATTGTGCCAGCCGCAGTGATGGGGCCGCCAGTAGTTGTCAGGCCTGTTGAGCCGCCAGAGACTGCCACGCTGGTTACAGTGCCCGTGCCGCCTGCGGAAATGTACTCAACGTCAGTGGCGCCTGCGTTAACTGCCAAGACCTTGCCAGCGTTGCCGGTGTAGGACGGCAAGATGTTGCCGCGAGCCTGCGAGGCTGTGGCCGCACCCGTGCCGCCATAGGACAGGCCAACTTCTGTGCCCTTCCAGACACCCGTTGTCACTTCGCCTGAGTCGTTGATGATCACGCCAGAATTCTGGATGATCTTGCCGGTGGTCAAATCAAAACGAGCCACCGCATTGTCTGTGCTAGATGCTGGGCCGCTTACATCACCGCCACCACCCCCCGTTGCGTTGATGGTCTGGTTTGGCCATGTGCCGCTGACAGTGACGTTAGTTCCCGCGACAATCGCTGGCGTTGCAGTGCCTGTACCACCGTTTGCGACTGGCAGAAGGCCAGTCACGCCAGTAGAAAGTGGCAGGCCTGTCAAATTTGTTGCAGTACCGCTAGAAGGCGTGCCCAAAGCACCACCGCTGGTCAACTTGCTGTTAAACGTGTTCCAGTCAGTCGATGTCAGGTAGCCATTTGCCGATGTCGTAGCCGCAGCCATGCTGATAACAGGCGCTGTGCCGCCGCTAGACACCACAGGGGCCGTGGCTGTCACGCCAGTGATTGTGCCGCCGCTTGCGTTGATTGTTTGGTTTGGCCAAGTGCCAGACACGGTCACGTTTGTGCCCGCCACAATGCTAGGTGTGGTCGTGCCAGTGCCGCCATGGTTGACAGGCAGTGTGCCGATGGCCTGATTGACAGGCACGTTGGTCGCGTTTGTCAGGCTAATTGCAGTCGGTGTGCCCAAGTTGGCCGAAGTAAACAGGCCGTCTACTGTGACTTTCTTGGTCGCGCCGCTTTGGACAAGGGGAATCTGTTCTGTGCCTGCCAGCGGCGTGGTGGCCGATGGCAGCGCGGATATTTTAACGTCTGCCATTGTGGCCCCTTATTCGTAAGAGATAGTTACGCTGGCTGTGCCGGTGATCACAACGTACAGACCCTTGTTGAAGTACAAGCCCTGAAAGAAGTTGTGCATTGTGTTGCCAGTAGGCGTGAAAGTCGCCAAGATCACAGGATCTGACGCACTAGATTTTGAAGAGTCGTACACCGTGATGGTAGGCGTGCTAGACGCGCTGCTGACAAAAATACCGTTGAGTTTGCCAGCATCGCGCTTGATTTGGGCTGTTGCTGTAATGGCGGTGTAGTTAGACATGGTATGTTCCTTATGCCAAGAATTTTAACTTGTAGAGCGTGGTCAAATACAGCTCAACGATATTATCAATCAACTGTTGCAAAGACGAATCCGTCTTCGGTACGACATCATATCTGCACGACTCTAGGTCGGCAAGTTGGCTTTCTAAGAATTCAACGATGTTGTTGGTTTTCTTGGCCGAATGCAGTGTGATGGGGCCAATCAAGCCGTGGCGGCCTTGGTAGGCCTCGGCAAATGCGTCTGCATGGTCAATGATCTCATCATAGAACGTGCCAAGCGCTGAGTGCTTGCTGAAGCTGCGTGTGTTCAAGTGAACACTGTGCGCTACATCTCGGGCCAAAAACAGTTGGCCTATAAATTCTGCTGCGGTCATTGTGGCATTCCCATTTGTTGTTCAGGTTCCATTGGTTCCTCACGCATCTCAGGCATTTGGTTTAGCATACCCTGCGACTCCAAGGCCGCAGCGACCACGCCCATGGCGATGTCTTGGATCTGCTCTTCAGACATGCCTGCCTGCACCGCCGCGATACGTTGAGTCTCTGCGCTGTAGGCTTTGATCTCAGCTTCGTAAGTCTTGATGTCCAAGTCACGCGCTTCCATGGATTTCTGGACATTCTGAAGCATCTGGTGCATCTGCTCCATCTCTTGTCCCATGGCCTGCATCTGCATCTCAGCAGCTTGCAAAGCGGGCGATTTGTCGCTGTCTTCCATGAGTTTAGGATCAATTGTCTTGGCAAAGCGCTTGGACATTTCCTGTGCGCCAGGCCAATCCATGTTCTTCACAAACAAGTCGCCTGCAACAGCCCACAGATTTGGGTTGCCTTGGAGCAACTGAGCCATCGCTTCCAAAGCCTCTTGGCGCTTAGTCGCGTACCCTGGGCCCGTTGTGGCCACCACGTCGTATTTGCCGACACCTGGGTTGTAAATCTTTTCGATCACAATGCCTTGCTGGTCGACAATTTCTTTGACGGGTTCGGCTTGCTCGGGGTTGATCTTGACCATCTTTGTCTCGCCATCTTCACCGATGATGCGGGCGATGCGCTGAGTGTCGTAAATCTTAGGGATCAAGTCTACCAATTGACGAGCAACGTGGCGCACAGCGCGTGTCAGGTTGTCACCGTAGTGGTATGTGCCCACATCACCCTCGCGCTGGCGTGCAAGGATCGCTTTACCAGAGCGTTCGTTGCTTCCCATGCCCAGAGATGCGTTGTATTGGCCTGTTGTAGACTTAATGTCCTCAGAAGCGCCAGCTTTGGCCTGTAATAGCCCCGTAGAAGCCATCGGTGGCTGCGCCCGCTGGGGTAGTGGCAACACCGCGCCTTGGCCGTCTGTAACGTCTGGATTGACCTCCAGATAGGGCCAATTGTTCGTGTTTGCCGTCTTCCACTTGTCCTCATAGCCCTCAAACTGGCCACCATAGCCAATGAACGGAGCCTTGGGCGCCAAGGCGAGCATCTCAGCCTCTTGCGACACCCAATAGTTGTACATGCGCTGGGCATCCTTGGCGTTACGCACCAAGCCAGAGACATAAATGCGGCCATCGACCTCAAACTCGTTGCCGACCACACGAATCACGGGGATCCACTGGCCTGCCCACTCTTTTTCTTCAAGAATTTCATACCCGTTGATCTTGCAATACTTGACACGGCGGCGCTCGGAGATGCGGTTGCGCTTGGGCTTGCCGTAGATCATGCGAAACTGCTTATCTTCGGGCGAGCCTTCAAATGCGGTCTGCCCGCCTGGGTACATGTTCAGCGTGGCTTTGTCGTAGTCGATGTAGTAGTAACCAGCGATGCGCACTGTGTCTTCATTGAGCCAGTTGCTGATCGACTGATCACCCACACCCAACGACTGCAAGGTCGAGATAGGCGCAGCGTCTGGGTACTGGCGCTCATACTCGGCTTTGGTCAGGTCTTCGGTAATAAAGCAATACTTAGCGTCTGCGCCTGTGGGGTCTTGGATCAGGGGATCCATGTAGACACTGAATGAGTTGCGGATGCGGCCAATCTTGATGTCTTGATCAAACGTGGCAGGGTCGCAATACTCGGTAAACAGCGTGATGTAACCTTCGCCGTAAGACACTTGGTTTTCGCATGCCGTGTCGTAGGCCACGTCAGCGTCGGAGATGTATTCGATGTGGCGAATCATGCCGTTAAAGATTTCCGCGACCTGAACGTCAGCGTTGTCGTCTACGGGGATGACCTTGGCGCCTGGTCTATTTTGGCGCATGTCGTTTGTCACTTGACGGACGTGTTGCGGCAGTTTGTTGATCGTCAATGTCGGGCGGGCGTTGATCGTCTGACCCTGCACCGCGCCGCGAGTGGCCAAAACGTCAGCAGGCCATTGCCAGTGGTTGTCAGGTGAGCCGGCATAAAAGCGCAGATCGTCGATCTCGTCTTCACGGCTTTCAGCCAGTGCCGAGACGGCCATGTCCAGACGTGCGCGTGCAACGGTCAGTATGTCAGAGTCACTTTTTGGGGGTTTGCCACCAGCAGCTACGTTAGCCGCTGCGACCATGCCGGTTGGATCTGCCATATTACTTCTTCTTCGCTGGTGGGGCCGCACGCTTGACGCTGTAGGCGATTGCAACGGCCTGTTTGACGGGTTTGCCAGATTTTACTTCAGCGGCGACGTTTTTGCGGAATGCTTCGGGTGTTTTTGACTTGACGAGTGGCATTACGATCCCATCCATGAGGTTGTCACCACGCTTCGATCAGTGTACATGCGGCGCTGCGTGGGTTCACGCGCCTCACGGTGCGCCACGGGAAAGGCAAAAGTCACACAAATCGCGTCAGCCGCGTCTGGTGACGCCAAACCGCGCGCCTTCATGTCCTTTTTCGACTCCAGAAATATTGTACCCTTGGAGTCGGGCTTCATCATAGGTGAAATTAGATCAGTTTTCAAAAACCTGTCAAGAGGTATTGAGGCCGTTTTGAGCCAATCCTTCATTTTCCCCCACATTTCGGCCCTTTTGTTGCCATACATGAT